GTTATCTTGTTCCGTGCTTTGTGGATGAGGTTTTACCCGGTGATACGTTTAATTTGAACATGACCGGCTTTGGCCGGCTGGCTACGCCTTTGCATCCGATCATGGATAACATGTTCCTGGAGACCTTCTTTTTCTTTGTGCCTAATCGCCTGGTTTGGGATAACTGGCAGAAGTTTAATGGTGAGCAGGAAAATCCGGGTGATTCGACGGATTATGTTGTTCCTACTTTATCGCTTACCAATCCCGTAGAAGGTTCTCTGCCGGATTATTTTGGTATTCCTACTCGAGTGGCTACGGAAGTTTCGGCATTGCCGTTCCGTGCTTATAACCTGATTTATAACGAGTGGTTTCGTGACGAGAATTTGATTGATTCAGTAGATGTTCCGAAGGGTGACGGTCCTGATGTTCCGGGCTCTTATGGTCTTTGGAGACGCGGAAAGCGCCACGATTATTTCACGTCCTGTCTTCCTTGGCCTCAGAAAGGTGATGCGGTTTCGTTGCCTTTAGGTCAGTTTGCACCTGTAGTTTCTGATGGTTCCGAGCTACAGTTGACTAATGCTTCTGGTTCGTTGTCTCGGTATATTTGGCATGATGATGCTATTAAAGGCCCTGCTTATAATGGTCTACCGTCTACAACTGAGTTGGCTTATTGGGGTGATTCTACAGGTTTGCAGGCTGATCTTAGTACGGCTACTGCTGCAACCATTAACGATCTTCGTGAAGCGTTCCAGGTGCAAAAGCTATTGGAGCGTGATGCTCGTGGTGGTACTCGTTATACCGAGATTCTTCAATCCCATTTCGGAGTAACTTCTCCTGATGCCAGAATCCAGCGCCCTGAGTATCTTGGTGGCGGTTCTACTCGCCTTAATATTTCTCCTGTGGCCCAAACTTCCAGCACTGATGCGACGAGTCCTCAAGGCAATTTGTCTGCTGTTGGTACTGTTGGTTTTAATCGTCATGGTTTTACTAAGTCCTTTACTGAGCACGGTTATATTATCGGCCTTGTTTGCGTTCGTGCCGACTTGACCTATCAGCAAGGCTTGAACCGTATGTGGTCCCGCCAGGGCCGGTTTGATTTTTATTGGCCTTCGCTTGCTCATCTTGGTGAACAAGCGGTACTTAATAAGGAGATTTATGCTCAGGGTACTCCCGACGATGA